CAAGGATACTAAAGAACGCTTAAATGACTTCCGGGTTGAGGTAGCACAGCAGTACACGCACAAGAATGACCTCCGGGACATTATGGTGAATATTAACGAACGATTTGATCGGATCGAGAAAAAGCGGGTTTAAAAAAGGTGGAAAAGTCATGAATGAAAGCATGATGATGAAAAAAGAAGGCCGTGGTATGGCTAAAGCTGACATGCAAAAAGTGGCCTCTAAAGCCGTTAAGGGTCACGAAAAGCGCATGCATAACATGAGGTCTGGCGGTACTGCTTCTAAACGCGCTGATGGTTGCGCTATCCGTGGTAAAACTAAAGGAAGGATGGTCTAAAGTGAAAGAATCTAAAGAGATGGTCAAAAAAGAAGTTTCCTTCATGAAAAAGAAGGGCGCTCCTAAGTCGATGGTTAAGCATGAAATGGCAGAAGCTGGCATGAAAAAAGGCGGTATGGCTGCTTCTAAAATGGGTAAAGTTAAGACTGCTGCTCCTAGCCGTGATGGTGTTGCTATGAAAGGCAAGACCAAGGGCAAGATGGTCAAGATGGCCAAAGGCGGCATGAAGAGCGGTGGTTACTGCTAATGATGCCCTCACGCGGGATGGGTGCGATCCGCCCATCCAAGATGCCTAAAGGGGAAACCCGAACCCGTAAGGACGGGGATAAATTCACCATGTACAAAGAAGGTGGAAATGTCTCTCGCGTGAATGAAGCAGGTAACTACACCAAGCCTGGTATGCGCAAGTCTTTGTTTAACAAGATAAAAGCCGGTGGTAAAGGTGGCGCGCCAGGGCAATGGTCCGCGAGAAAAGCACAAATGCTTGCAATGAAATATAAGCAAAAAGGCGGGGGTTATCGTGACTAAATCTTTTCCAGATCTTAATAAAGACGGTGAAGTCACCCGCGCTGACGTACTTAAAGGTCGCGGTGTTCCCGGTTTCAAGGGGGGCAAATGGATTCAGGAAGCCATTAAGAAGCCTGGAGCTTTGCGCAAGTCCCTCGGCATAAAAGCCGGGGAGACTATTCCTGCCAAGACGCTTGCTAAAGCGGCCAAGGCTCCCGGGAAAATGGGCCAGCGGGCGAGGCTAGCGCAGACGTTAAAGAAAATGAAATGAAAGCCCCGCAACAGTCGCTTAAAAATTGGACCCGCCAAAATTGGAAAACACGCAGTGGAAAACCTAGTACACAGGGTCCGAAAGCTACTGGGGAACGCTATCTTCCGTCTGCGGCAATTAGTGCGCTCAGTCCTGCCGAATACGCGGCGACCACCCGAGCAAAGCGAGCCGGAAAAAAAGCCGGAAAGCAGTTCGTAGCGCAGCCTAAAGGCATAGCTGCCAAGACAGCGAGATTTCGATGACAACGAGCGGGACGGTTGATTTTACGCCGGAATTTACAGAAATCGCCGAAGAGGCGTGGGAGCGTGCTGGGCGCGAAATGCGCTCGGGTTATGATCTGCGCACGGCTCGGCGTTCCATGAATTTGATGACCATTGAGTGGCAGAACCGTGGCATCAACATGTGGACAATCAATCAGGGGACGATCAATCTGGTAGCGGGCATTAATACTTATGCGCTTCCGGTAGACACCATTGATTTGTTAGAGCATGTCATTCGCACCGGGGCAAATTCGTCTACGACGCAGGCGGATTTGAACATTACGCGAATCAGTGTATCGACGTATGCCACGATACCGAACAAGCTTCAGCAGGCCCGTCCTATTCAGGTATGGATTCAGCGGTTGTCTGGTCAAGTATCCCCGGTGAATGCGACGTTATCGTCAACGATAAATGCTTCGGCGACGACGATTACCTTAAGTTCTGTGGCAAGTTTGCCGTCGGCGGGGTTCATTCGTTTAGGGTCTGAAGACATTTTGTACCAGTGGCTTACGGGCAATGTGTTGGGCGGGGTAGTGAGGGCGCAGAACGGAACTACGGCTACGTCTCACACAGCGGGAGCGACGGTATACAACCCAAATTTACCAGCGATCACGGTATGGCCCACGCCTGACGACAGTGTATCGTATCAGTTTGTGTACTATCGTATGAGACGTGTTCAGGATGCGGGATCTGGAGTACAAGTTGCGGACATGAATTTTCGGTTTCTGCCGTGTTTGACGGCGGGATTGGCGTACTACATTGCCATGAAAGTGCCCGAGTTGGCAGAGCGCGTGCCGATGCTCAAGCAAGTGTATGAGGAACAGTTTGATCTTGCTGCGGGCGAAGACCGGGAGAAAGCAGCGATAAGGTTTGTCCCTCGGCAGCAGTTTATTGGATCTGGCTATGGGTAACAAGTTTGCGTCAGGCAGGCATTCGATTGCAATGTGCGATAGGTGCGGCCAGCAGTTCAAGTTAAAGAAGTTGCGCACAGAGGTTATTAAGACAAAGCGGTACAATCTGTTGGTATGCAATGAGTGTTGGGATCCCGACCATCCGCAGTTGTTATTGGGAATGTTTCCGGTAGATGATCCTCAGGCTGTAAGGAATCCGAGGCGGGACACGACGTATGTAACGGCTGGTGTGAATGGTCTTCAGTTGTTGCCGAGTTCTGGCGGGGGAAATCTCACGGGTGGGTCGCGGGACATTCAATGGGGCTGGAATCCGGTTGGTGGTGCGTCAAGCTATGACAGTGGTGTCACGCCCAATTATCTGGTGACCACGGCATCATTGGGTACTGTAAGCGTATTGTTATCTTAGGAGAATAGTATGAAAGTCAAGGAAGCTGTACACAAGCATGAGAAGCAGATGCATCCTGGGAAGCCTTTGACCAAGTTGGCAAAGGGTGGGAAGACGAATGAGGACATGTTGAAGATGGGTCGCAATCTGGCGAAGGTGAAGAATCAGATGAGGAGTGGAGCATGAAACCGACTCCAAATCAGCCTAAGCCAGTTCCCATTCCGCCGGGGTATCCGAAGCCTGATGCCAAGACTTCGGGGATCAAGATTCGCGGGACGGGCGCGGCGACCAAGGGCACGACAGCAAGAGGGCCGATGGCGTGACGTATTCTGAGTTAGTAACGGCGGTACAGGATTACCTAGAAACGACGTTCACGACGCCGGACATCAACACGATGATCCGGCAAGCTGAACAGCGTATCTACAGTTCTGTCCAAAGTTCGTACTTCAGAAAAAACATGATTGGTACAACGTCTCAAAACAATCGGTATCTTACATGTCCTGATGATTTTCTGTCAGCCTACTCAATAGCAATTATTGACGGGGTGGGAAATTATCATTTTCTCATCAACAAGGATGTAAATTTTATACGCGAGGCGTATCCGCTCCCGACTGCAACAGGTCGGCCAAGGCACTATGCGATTTTCGGGCCTAATGTTGTTGGCGGGGTAATTACAAATGAATTAAGTTTTTTGCTAGGGCCGACGCCTGATGCAAACTACAGTGTAGAGATTCACTACTTTTACTACCCCGAGTCAATTGTCACAGCAACAACAACCTGGCTGGGTGATAACTTTGACTCGGTGTTGTTAAATGGTGTGTTGCTTGAGGGTTCAGCGTTTTTGAAGCAAGAGGCGGATTTATTGAAATTAGCAAACGACAGGTATGTGCAGTCGTTGGCGTTGTTCAAGAATCTTGGGGATGGCAAGCAGCGTGGTGATGCTTATCGAGATGGGCAGTTGAGGGTTCCGGCGATATGAGTATTGTTCAAGGTCAGACGACGAGTTTCAAGAAAGAGTTGTATGAGGGCATACACGATCTTTTGACGGACACGTTGAAGATGGCGTTGTATACAGCGAGTGCGGATTTGAATCAGGATACGACGGTGTATTCTGCGACGAATGAGATTACGGGAACGGGGTATTTTGCGGGCGGGAATGTGGTAACGGGTGCGACGGTAAGTTCTTCGGGAACGACGGCGTATGTCAATTTTAGCAACGTCATCTGGGATCCTGCATCATTTACGGCAAGATGTGCGTTGTTATACAACAGCAGCAAAGCAAATCGGTCAATTGCGGTACTGGATTTTGGGTCAGATAAAACAACTTCATCAAAGTTTACTGTGGTAATGCCAGTAGACTCTGCAACGACAGCTTTACTGAGGAGTGTATGATTACAACGACAAAGGGTCTCATGCCTGAAGAGCAATTGGAGAAGCGCGAGGGTGTGATTGACAACGACAATGAATTTACCACTTGGGTAGAATATTGGCACGAAGGAGAGTTGGTGCATCGTTCTGCGCATGTGACGTTAAAGCGCGGGATGTTGTTGGTTGGTGAAGCAGCGACGTTTTAAGGAAAAGCTATGCCAAATACACAGTCAATGTGCACTTCGTTTATGAACGAGCTTCTGACGGGGCAGCACAATTTTGGTACGGGTGTGGTTCGTGCAAGCACAGCGGCAGACACGTTTAAGGCAGCGTTGTATCTTGCGTCGGCTACTTATAATGCATCGACGACGGCATACAGCGTGACGGGTGAAGTCTCGGGCACTGGGTACACTGCGGGCGGTGTTACGATTTCTGCATGGAATGCGCCTACAGGAACAAACAGTTCTGCTACAGCAGGAGTAGCGTTTACAACGCCCACAGCATCGTTTGTGTACACCACGGTAACTCTCACAACGGCGTTTGATGCGGTGCTTATTTACAATTCGACGCAGAGTAACAAGGCGGTCAGCGTACATACTTTTGGATCGCAGACGATCACAGCGGGGACATTTACGCTGACGATGCCGACGAAT